GAGAAGACCAAAGCTTACAGATGAAGAGTGGAGTAAGTGTGAAGAGAAAATAAAAGATTTTAAATACATTATCAAGATGAATGATGAGAAGATTAAACAGAATTCTTTTAATGAAAGGTGGTGACAATATGACAAAGAAAGTTAAGCAGGAATCAAAACTAGATGATGAAAAAGAAATAACATTAAGCGAGCAAGCTATCAAACTTGTAAACTATATGGGATTAGATCAGCTACGATATAAATTTTATGTAATCATTGCAGGTGGTGAGTGTCAGCGATGGACACCCGAAGAAGCCAGAAAGCATTTAAATGCTAGCAATGTAAAAAGAATCAAGGATATCTATCATATCAATGATGATGATCTAAAAATTATTTTAAAAATAAAATAAAAAAATTTTTATACCCCCCCCACCAAAAAATTAAAACCCAAAGAGGGGGATAGCAAACGGAGGGGGCATTCACGACAAAACATATTTTTCATGCGCGTATGAAGAAAATTATGTTTTGTGTATAGGAAGGAGCTTTTTATATGGCAATAATTGAACGCACTAAAGTTTACAAAGATATAAAAAACAGCCTTATCGAAGAATTGAAAAAACAGGGCAAGACTGCCAAGTATTTTTTGGATATGGTCGATGATTACATGAAGTATTATGTGATCAAAGAAAAACTGCAGGAAGACATTGATGAAAATGGACCTCGAATTTCATGTCCATCATCAACAGGAAAAATGGTAGTAAAAGATAACAAGTCATATGGACAGCTGATCAATGTATCTAAAATCATGATCAACATTTTAACGACTTTGGGTATTGATCAGACGGACATAGAAGAAGATATAGAAGATGATTATATGTAATGATGTTATCGACTACATGAATGAGATTCGTCTCTTCCCTGAAAAATTCAGTGATGAAATGATACTTCTTGAAAAAAATATCATTAGACCACTTCTAAAAAGAGATGATTTATTCTTCAATGAAGAAATGTATGAAAACTGCATCAGATTCATTTCTAAAAATTATTATGAGCCTGTACTTTTTGAAAAATTCTATTATGCGATGGTATTCGTATATTTCAAAGAAACAGGTTTGCCATATTTCAGAAGACTTTTTTTAATGATGGGTCGTGGAAATGGTAAGGATGGGTTAGCCATGCCACTAATGAATTTTTTGCAGACCCCCTTTCATGGCATAAAAAATTATCATATTGATATTGTTGCAAATGGAGAAGATCAGACAAAAGATAGCTTTAGCGTAGTATATGATATGATGCTGCAGGATTCAAAAAATGAAAAGCGATTCAAGAGGGCATTCAATATCACAAAAGAGATTATTCAAAATAAAAAGACAGGTGCTAAACTCAGGTATAATACCGCTAACGCTAAAACAAAAGATGGTAAAAAATCCGGTGCGATACTTTTCAATGAACTGCATCAATATGAAAACTATGATCAGATAGCAGTTTTTGAAACACAGCTCGGAAAGATAGAACATCCTAGAATTTTTGAAATAACAACAAACGGTTTTGTTAGAGATGGTCCATTGGATGATATGCTTAAAAAAGCAGAGCAGATTCTTGAAACAGGTAAAAACACATTAAGAATTCTTCCAATGATTTATAAGCTTAAAGACAAAGAAGAAATACATGATTTTTCTACATGGATCAAGGCTAATCCAATGATTGAATTTAGACAGTCATTGAAACAGGAAATTCAGGATGAATATTATGATGCGCTCGATATACCATCAAAAATGAATAATCTTTTAACAAAAAGATTCAATCTTCCTGAAGTAAAAGAAGACAATCCTGTCGTTAGTTGGGAATATGTCAAGGCTACCAACAAGCAAAAAAGAAATATAAATAAACTGATCCAATCCAAAAAATGGATTGTTGGAATTGACTACACAAAATTGACTGATGGTGCATCAGTTTCATTTATCACAAAAGATGAAGATGACATTGTTATGCTGCAAAGAAATTGGATCAATAAGCAGTCGAGAGACTTCAAAAGAATTAAAGCGCCATTGAACGACTGGTCAAAAAACGAGTGGTTTACATTAATTGATGATGTAGAAGTATCGCCATATGTTATTACGAATGCAATTATAGAAATGATGAAAAAAGGAATGAATATTGTAGCTTATGCATGCGATTCATTCAGATTCACGCTTCTTAGAAAGGCGCTTTCGGAAGAACTGCAAATAGATGTCAATGACAAAGAAGTATTAAAGATGGTGCGACCGTCCGATATCTTGAAAGTGGTGCCTGTCATTGAAAGCAGATTCGTAAACAAAAATATCTGGTGTGATGATCTTCCAATTTTTAGATGGGCGGTATCAAATACAAAATGCGTACCGCATTCAAAGAGCAATTACATTTATGAAAAGATAGAGCCAAAATCAAGAAAAAATGACTCTTTCATGAGTTTTGTCAATGCGATGACTCTTGAAGAAAAATTGGATGAAGACAATATTGAAATGAACATAGAAGATATCATGTTCACAAGCTTTACATACAGTTAAAAATTTTTGTCTTAAAAAACGGAAGGAGGTGAAAGAACATTGAGAGGTTTTAGAAGCTTTTTTAGTGATTTTTTTGAAAAACATAAGACGATGTATCTAAACACTTCCAATTTTGAAACGGAAAAATTCAGGCTTAATTTCATTGAATTAGCTATATCAATTGTTGCGGACGTTGTCGGAAAGACACTATCGAGAACCGATTTTCTTTTTAGATATGGCGGAGATATAACCAACTCGGAAGAGTGGTATCGCTGGAATGTACGACCAAACAAGAATGAGACAGCTACACAATTCAAGAAGAAGCTTGCTAGAAAACTTATTATCGATGGTGAATGTTTGATCATCAAGAATATTCAAGGAGATTATCTTATCGCTGACGAATTCACTAAAACGGAATATGCGAACGTAGACAACGAATTTTCAAATGTAATTGTTGGAGACTACAGTTTCCCATTTTCATTCAGATCAAGAGATGTAATCTATCTGCAGATTAGCAATTCTAAATTTAATGATATGCAAAATATGGTTTTTGGAGCTTATGAGTCAATCATAACTCATGCTGCCAAAACATATAAATCATCATTCCTGAAAAAGATTAAAATCGTAATTGAAAAAACTTTTTCAGGCGATCAGAACAAACAAAAGGATCTTGAAGAAAAGCTGAAAACTGCACTTGATCCGATTATCGGATTAAGCGATAGCGCAATCATTGAAACAAAAGGTATAAGATTTGAACCATTTGGTGAAATGTCTATGAAATCGACTATTCCAATTGCTGATATCATCAGCATTAGAAAAGATGCGTTTGAAATGGTTGCTAACGTTTTTGGAATTCCTGTTACATTTTTGACAGGAGATACAACTGATCTTGATACAGCGAAGAATGAGCTTATCAGTGAAGTTATGAATCCGATTTACAGTGATATCAAAAATTCACTAGAATATGCGCTTTTTGAAAAATCTGAAATCATTGCTGGCGATGGTATCATCGTTGATACTTCAAAAGTTAGAACAGTGGATATATTCAAACAGGCTAGCAATATTGATAAGCTTATCTCTAGTGGTTATATGTCTATTGATGAAGTCAGAGCTAGAACTGACTTATCATATATTGATGAATCGTGGGCTAAAGCACACTATCTTACAAAGAATTATGCAAGGATTGAAAATATTATGAATGAAGAAAATAAAAGTTTAGAAAATCTTGAAGAAAAAGGAGGTGAATAATAATGAACAACATCAAAACAAATATCTTAATGAAAACTGATGAAAACAGCTATGACATCTATTTCTATGATGAAATTGGTGGTAAATTTGACTGGGATAGATTTGAAATCATTAAGACTTCAAGCTATCTAAAAGATAAGCTTGATGAAGCAAATGGACGTGATCTAAACATCTATGTTAATTCGGTTGGTGGTGAAGTCTTTGAAGCATATAGTATTATTTCTATGTTGCAGAGATACGAAGGTTCAAAGACATGCTATATAGATGGCATGGCCGCAAGCTGCGCTTCATTGATTCCGATCATCTGCGATAAAGTCTATGTTTATCCATATTCAAATATCATGGTTCATAACATGTGGACTTATGCCGTCGGAAATTCTAAAGAGCTAAGACGTGTAGCAGATGATCTTGACAAATTCATGCAGTCAAGCATTGATTTATACATGACCAAATTCAAAGATACTGAGGAAAAGCTAAAAGAACTTATTGATGAAGAGACATGGCTTAATGCTGATGAATGCATTGAATTTGGTTTTGCGGATGAAAAGATTGATTCAAAAACAAATGAAGATAAAGATACCAATGATGAAGAAGAAAAAGATGCTGAAAATATGATGAAAGATAGAAACAATGTTTTCAACAAATACGCTAAATTAAGCGTGATGGCTAAAAGCCATGATAAAGAAAAAAAAGAAGAAGACATCATCAGCGACTTTTTCAATGAAATCATCAAATTAAAAAAACTATAGAAAAGAGGAAAAAAGAAAATGATGAATAATGACAAGAATTATTTAGAGATGTTTAAACAGGCTTTAGAATCAGGAGATACTAAAAGCGCTGCTGAAAATTTTGTTAAGTACAATGAAGAAGTAAACAACAAGATTTTAGAGATGGCAAAATCAAATGATAGCAAAATCCTAGCGAAGCGTGGATTAGTAAGAGAGCTCACAAACGATGAAAGCAAATTCTATGATAAGCTCATCAGATCAGTTAAAAATGAAGTAACTAATGTGTCGGTTGCATTGCCTGTAACAATTGTTGAAGAAGTATTCAATGATTTAATTCAGGATCATCCGCTTCTTGATAGAATCGATTTTAGAAATCTGACATACTCATCAAGATTTATTGTTTCTAAAGAAAGCGGTATTGCGGTTTTTGGTAATATTACATCAGCAATTGTAAAAGAAATCGAAGCTGAATTTGAAAATATTGAACTTACTCAAAAGAAATTAAGTGCTTATTTCCTTTTAAGCGAAGATATTGTTGATTTGGGTCCTGAATGGATTGACTCTTATGTAAGAACTGTATTGCAGGAAGCGTTCTTGGATGGCTTAGAAGAAGCTATCATTGCAGGTGATGGAAACAACAAACCTGTTGGTATGATGATGGATTTAACAAGTGAAGCAGGTGGAACTTACACAGCTAAAACTCCTGTCGCTTTTACTGATATGGACGATGCAACTACAGGTTACTTAGCACAGATTGCTAAAATGTGTGAAACTGAACCTGGCGAAGGATTCAACGAAAAAACTAAATCATTCAAGTCTGTTGCATTGATCTGTAATATGACTACATATTTAACTAAGATCTTGCCAGCTTCACAGTATAGAAATCACGTAACAGGTGAATATACTAATGATAATTTCCCATTTGCAACAGATGTATTAATTTCTAATCACGTACCAACAAATAGAGCAGTACTTGCATTGCCTGAAAGATATATCTTAGCAGTAGCGCTTGATGGTAAAGGTGTAATTCAGTCAAGTGACGAAGCTAGATTCATCGAAGATCAGCGTGTATATAAAGTAAAAGGTTATGCTAATGGCCGCATGAAAGATAATAATGATTCAGTTGTATTAGATGTCACAAACTTAAAACCTTTTGCAGCAAGAGTAAAAGTCGTAGCTGATGAATAATTTTTAGAAAGAGGGTTAAACCTCTTTCTAGAATATCTTGAAAGGAGCTAATATGAATACAGAAATAAATGAATTAGCTTTGATCTTATTACCTGATGTAAAAAAATATCTTGATGTTACATGGGATGATGAGAATACTGACTTCAAAATTTTGGAGTATTTGGAAAATGGCATTAGAGAGCTTAGAATGATAAACCCGAATGCTGATTTTATCAGGAATGAAGACGGCGCTAGAAGTCTTCTATTCAAAAGATGTCTTTATGAGAAAAGCGGAAAAGCTAAGGAATTCAAGGATAATTATCGTGAAGACCTGATGAATTTTGCCTTTCTTTATGAAAAGGAAGATGAAAATGGATAATGTGTTCAATGATGGCTATGTGATTATCTACAAGCAAATTAAAGAAGCGCAGGATTTTACAAAAAAGTCAGGAGCTAACACGCTTGAAGAAATTGTTAAATTGTCATTCAGACTAGAAACAATTAGAGACAGAGATAATGATTTTATCAATGCTGAGGTTTCAGGTCATAAGCTAGAAAAAAAGATATCCATTCCATTCTTTAAAAACATGAAGCTTTCATCGTGCATTGCCAAAATATCAGATTATTTTGAAAGTGATGAATTTTATGATGTGATCTATTCAGATGCATCATTCAAGAATGATTGCATCTATCTATATTTGGAGAAAGCAGGTATCAAGTATGAAGTTGATGCTAAATAATGTAGTCGAAGCGCTAAAAAATATAACTGATGTAGTTGTTTACGGCACAATTATGCCAAAAGACATAGAAAACAATCGATGGGAGTTTATCGTGGTGCAGCGTTCTGATTTAGTTAAATCAAATGGCGCATGGTATCAGGAGATAGCGATAAATTATGCTGATGAAGACTATGTTAAAGAAGGAATAGAGTTTGAAATCATTGATGAAATGAAAAAACTCAATCTCATTTATGAAGCATCAAAAGGTGTATCTTACAACAGTTTCAATAAATCATCATCACAGGATAAAGTCGAGATGATAACCATGTATTTTAAAATAAAAGTTGGGAGCATTTGCTGATGGCTGTCAAATATGAATTAGAAAAAGATGATCTAGAGCAGATCAATGAGATGCTTTCTAAAATTGATGGTGACACTGAAAAAATTGTAAATGATTCCTTAAAAAGCGGTGCAGACACAATGAGCGAAGCAATCGTAAATCTTATGCCTGTCTCAAATGCCAAAAAAAAACACGCTAAAATGTCGAATCCGTTAAACAAAATTCTTGTGAATTTGGGGTTCAGTGTAGCTACAAAAAAGGCTTTTAGCTATCTCTTTTTCCCTGATCAAGGTCAAGGAAAGGCAAAAAAGAAAGGCGCTCAAAAGTTTTTTGAAAATGGCGCTCAAAAGTCATACGATGAGATTACTCAAAAACTGATTGAAGATATAGAAAAAAATCTTTAAAAAAAGGAGAAAAAAATGAGAGATTTAAACATTGATTTTAATGAGTTTAATGTGCGAAGCGCACTTATTCAATTTGACGATGAATTTAGCGCATCATCTTTCGGATGCGTTGGTAAGATGTCAAGAGAATTTGAAGTCACAAACATTACTAAAAAATGTGAAGGACGTACAGTATTAAAGAAGTCAAAACCGACAGGTGAAGGAACATTAACGCTTAATGTTCATGTGCCTGTTGCAGTTGCAAGAAAAATGAAATCCATGCTTGTAAAAAATAATGTTGCAGCACAAGGAACAGACATTTTCAAAACATTCAAATATAAATGTATTGTATCAAATGAAGAAAATGCTGAGGAATATCAGCTCTATCCAAACTGCGCGTTAAATGGACTTCCTGAAATTGAAATTGATGATGAAGCGGAAGAAGTAGCAGAAGTTGAAATGGAAATTGGTTTTGCGACTGATGCACTTGGAAATATGTACTACACTGAATTCAAGGAAGATCTTGGAGAAGGTGTCACTTTTGAATCGTGGGATGGTCAGGCACGCTGGACTGGTAATAATAATTCATTTGATATTGGTGGATAATAAAAGAAGCGCTTAATAGCGCTTCTATCAATATATTTAAAAAACAGGAGAAAAGAAAAATGGAAAAAATTTTATTAAATGACGGTGAAGAATTAAAATTAATGCTTACGATGAGAAACGCAGTCGATTATGAAAAAGAAACCGGTGATCATTCTATTTCTAGACTTGTTACATCGTTTGCGCAGGGGCAGACACCAACGTTAGAAGAAATGAATAAAGTTATCTATATTGCACATAAAGGTGTGCCAAATCAGAAGCAGTATACACTAGATGAAATGATTGATTCACTTCCGATGGACTTGTCAACGATCTTGGACATTGTTTATTCATTAATCTCACAAAAAGCACCAAAAAAAGGAAATTCCAAAAAGCGTTTGAAAGAGTAACAGCAACATCAAATAATGAGTATAGAACCCCTCAAATAAAATATGAGAATATTTGGGATTTATACGTTGCATATGTACATATTTATGGAGTGCCTGAGGACATTTTTTGGAATGAAGAATGGGCATCGGTAAAATACATTGCTGATGACATCGCCGCTTATAAAGCATATGCAAATAATCCTAAAAAAAGAAAAAGTTCAAAATAATTTTTATAGAAAGGAGAGATGAATATGGCTGATACAGAGCTTAAAGTCACGTTTAAAGTGATAAATCAGGAATTCAGATCAAAAGTCAAAGAGATGAATTCAGACATGCGCGAATTAAGATCGGAATTCAGACTGAATGAAGCACAATTCAAGAATACCGGAGACAAGCAAGCCTATTTGCAGGATAAAGTTAAAAATCTTAATGCGCAGTATGACACGCAAAAAGAAAAAGTAGATGCTGCAAAAGAAGCATTAGCTCAGACCGAGCAGGCATACGGAAAAAATAGTACAGAAGCTCAAAAGATGCGCACTCAGCTTAATTCTGCTGAAACTGAACTTGAAAAAATCAAGACTAGAGCAAATGAAGCTAAAGCCGAACTTGATCAGCTCAGCGGCGCGGATGTGTCTACGCTGTCACAAAAATTCAAGGCAGTTGGTGATAAGCTGCAGGAATTTGGTGGAAAAGTTCAAGCAACAGGACAAGCATTTTCTAGAAACCTGACTGCACCTATTACAGTATTTTCAACCGCGGCTGTCATAGCTTTCAATAAAGTTGATGAAGGACTAGATACAATCGTAACCAAAACAGGGGCATCGGGTACAGCGCTTAAGTCAATGGAAGATAGCGTTAAAAGAATTGCTACAAAAATTCCAACAGATTTTTCAACTGCCGGATCAGCGGTCGGTGAAGTCAATACAAGGTTTGGATTGACAGGCACTGAACTTGAAAAACTGTCTACAAAATTTGTTAAATTTGCAACACTTAATAAGACTGATGTGTCAAATTCTGTTGACTTGACTCAAAAAGCGTTGAGCACTTTTGGACAAAATTCAAAGGATGCAGGTAGCCTTTTAGATAGGTTGAATAAAGTCGGGCAAGATACCGGAGCAAGCATGGATTCATTGCTGAATGGATTGATTCAGAACGGAACAGCCTTTCAGAAAATGGGCTTAAACATTAATCAGAGTGCAACATTGATGGGGCAACTTGAAAAATCTGGTGCAAATTCTGAAACGGTTATGAATGGGCTTAGAAAAGCATTAAAAAATTCAGCAGAGGACGGAATACCACTCAATCAGGCGCTTTCAAATCTTCAAGATACGATACTTAATGGTAAGGGCGGTGTTGATGGATTAACCGAATCCTACAAGCTTTTTGGTAAGTCAGGCGATCAGATCTACGGAGCGGTTAAAAACGGTACGATTAACTTCAAGGATCTTGCAAGCACTATGGAAGATTCGGGTGGCAGTGTTGATAAAACATATTCTGCTATGCTTGATGGTACTGACAAATTCAAGACTGCATCCAATAGCGTGCAGATTGCGATGGGAGCAGTTGGTGAAGCGATTGGAGAAGCGTTTGCGCCAGTTATGGAAAAGGCGGCTCAGTTTTTCAACGCATTTGCTAGTGGATTTTCTAGCTTGCCGGGGCCTGTTAAAACAGGCATTGTGGTTTTTGGTGCATTAGCTGCAGCTATAGGACCGGTGTTGATTATAGTTGGTAAAGTTATAAGCGCTGTTGGTGTGATTTCAAGCGCATTAAGTACGATTGCACCTATAATTGCGGGTATATCTGCGCCAATGCTGATAATTCCGGTTGCAATTGGAGCAGTGATTGCGGCGCTGGTGCTGCTATGGAATAAGTGCGAATGGTTCAGAAACGGAGTTATGACAGTAGTAAATGCTATTGTCAGCACTGTATCAGGTGCAGTTTCAGGAATTATTTCATTTTTTGGAACTATTGGTAGTGGTATAGGCAGTGCCTTATCAACTATAGGTAGCATAATTTCAGGCGCTTTTTCTAGCGCAATATCATTTTTTAGCGGATTGCCATCAAAAATATGGGGGTTTGTAAGCTCCATACCATCGAAACTTGCCAGCGCATTCACTTTCAAAATGCCAAATATTTTAGGATTGGTTACAAGTGCTATCAGCGGGTTGCCCGGAAAGGTAGCAGGATTTGTAACTTCAATACCGGGAAAATTAAGAAATGCATTCACTTTCAAAATGCCAAATATTTTGAGCTGGGTCACAAGTGCACTTAGCGGATTGCCCGGAAAAGTATCAGGTTTTGTAACTTCAATTCCGGGAAAATTAAGAAGCGCATTTAATTTCAAAATGCCAAATATTGTTAGCACTGTTTCAAATACAATCAGCAAATTGCCTGGAAAGGTAGCTGAACATGTTAAATCAATTCCGGGAAAATTAAAAAGTGCATTTTCATTTAGCTTGCCACATATTAAATTGCCACATTTTTCATTAAAAGGTAAATTCTCATTGAATCCGCCATCAATTCCTACTGTTGGAATTAAATGGTATGCAAAAGCCATGAACGATCCATATATGCTTGATAACGCAACTATTTTCGGAAAAGCAGGCGGAAGTTTTTTAGGCGGTGGCGAAGCTGGAAGAGAGATAGTCTATTCACACGATCGATTATTATCTGATATCGCTAATGCAAGCGGCGCAGCAATTCTATCAAGAATTGATCAGAAGCTTGATCAAATTGCAGCAAAATCAACTGATATATACTTAGATAAGAATACTCTTGTCGGTGGACTTATCTCAAAAATCGATAGTGAGCTAGGATTTAGATATTCTACGAGAATCAGGAGATGATAATATATGTATGATCTTAAAAAAAGCGGAATCACAATACATGTAGAATCCTTATCAAATATAGCTAGAAGTATTCACACTTTTGAAGACTTTGGATTATATATGATATCACAATCAATTGAGACACCGGAGCAAGTCAAGAAATTTATTGAAGTTCCGGGATTGCCTGAAAATACATTAGATGCAACTTTTTGGTTGTATGAATATCCAATATTTCAAAGGAGAAAGGCAACATGGAAATTCGTATATTTTTCATCATCAAAAAAATTTGAATCGTACAAGAATATCCTGACTCAGATTAATCTTTTTTTAGCAGGAAATAAATGCACAATAAGATGCGATGATGATCCATCTTACACCTACTCAGGTTATCTGAATGTGAAAACTAATGAATACAATAGCGACTATCTAGAAATTGAATTCGATGGAGATTTAGAACCCTACAAAGAAAAAGAATGCTATGCTATTTTCGACAAGAAAGGCACCTATGAAATTGATACAGGCATTGCACCAACAGTTATTTATTATGAAAATGCAGTGAAAGATCCTGAGGATGCAGAATCACGATATCACACTATCATCATTGATGATGATAGTGTTAATAAAAAAATATGGTGGAGGTATACAGCACTATGAGATATCATGTTATATTGACTTATTCTGATTATGATGATCGAAAGATGCACGATCTTGAAATATTTGACATGGTAAAAGATGATATGGTTTTGGTTAAGCCAGTACTTGAAAAAGAAGCTAATACACCTTCCAAATTTTCGTTTGGTGTTTATCCAAATAACCTAGGATATAGATATATGAAAGATTCTCTATCTTATATTCGTGTTTACGATGGCGACATCAAGGACGAGAACTGCATTTTTTATGGAAAAAGACAGTCATTTACAATAGATTACGATCAATTCATGAAAATAACTTTTGCGGGCGCTTTGGAGTTTTTGAAAGGGTATAGAGCAAAACTTAATCAGAATTATTTTAGTGATGATTATCTTGCAAATTCGAGAAAAATTCTTCTTGCGGCATTCAATACTGATCTACCACAGCATTTTCATTTTAGAAATGGAAATCCCGCCTACGATGAAGAAAAAGAAGATTTGAGAAAGCTTAATATTGAAAGATTCTATACATATGATGACGATCCACAATCTGGTTCTTTTGGATTCCTGTTAAATGATGGTGATTCTTATCAGTATTTTGATCATGTTGATTGGACGGAATTTTCATCAAATTATGATGAAGAGACAGGAAAATACAGTTTTGAATATGTGTCATGTTATGACATTATTCAAAAATTCTTGGAGTTAAGCGGATTAAATATAAAGCTGGTATATACAAGCGATCCAAAATATGCACCATATAACGTGATTCCAATTTTCTATAATAAGGATTTTATAGATACGAATGATGCAGTTCAAAAAATAGAATCAAAAAAGAATCTTATCGATTTAGTAACAGATGTTAATTTTAGTGATCTGTACTCAGCGATTACTTTTGTGGATCCGGATACAGATGAACCAATCGATGATCCAATACACGCTAATCAAAAATATTATTATATCTATGAGGAGCTTTTTTTTAAGATAGGCTTTAGCTTATTAAAAGTTAAAGACGGTGATCCAATTGCGCATTTGGGAACGCTCGATTTTTATGCAAGAAGACTTCTACAAGGGCAATTTAATGACATCAGCTATGATTTGAAAGCTATTGACAAAAGCTTCATGTCTAAAAATGAAAATAAAATTGATATTTATGACTCGGTGGATATTTATACATTTGACACTAATCCAAATCCTTTAGTATTTTTAGCTAGACTTCCTGTAAATAAAATGACGATTGATCTTGTATCACCGGAAGAGTCACAAATAATTGTAGGTTCAAACTATTTTAGAAAGGATATTTCAAAAATAATCGATTAGAAAAGAGGTGAGTATATGCTAGCAGTATATTTAGATGATCAAGTTGCCAAAAACGATGCGTGGACTACTGAAACTGCACAATATGCTATAAATTATCCTGATATTCAAATTGTACAATCCGGTATCTGGTTAGATGATAATTCAACGAAAATAGCAAGATTTACGAGTGATGATATGCAAAATGATTATGATGTAGTGTTTGAAGACAACTTTGTTACAGTGCCAGGCGATGTATTAAATTCGGATGGATTTTATTTATCTTTTAAATATGTTAAAGATGATACAACAGTCACTACGAATATGCTTCATTTCAAAACTGCTTTTAACACTTTCAACAGGCCATCATTAACACCGTCACAAGTTCAATCACTTGAAGATCAGCTTTTAGCAAAGATGAATCAAATCAATAACATTAAAACAGGGTTAAAAAAATGCCTTAATGTATTTAAGCAGGCTATCTATAAAGATGATGCAGACTTCACAATTTTAGAAGATTTTGAAAATTATATTGATAATCTTTAAAAGGAGGAAAACACAATGTTGAAACACGCGGTACTGTGTGACACACACACACACACACACACACACACACATCACTATCAAAGGAGGTTACAAAGCGTAACTTTCTTTATGAAAGGTGGTGTCAGTGCTTAGCTGATAATGGAGGTTGTTCTCTATGAAGAATTTTTATGGTGCTTCATTGCCTGCCACG